GTCGAGCGCGCCCTGTTCGCCGCCGACCTGATGGGTTACAGCCATGCCGGCGACGAATAAGACCGCCATCGCCAAGCGCCCCCTCAAGCTCGCCCCGGTCAAGTTCGACGAAGCCATCCTCGCCACCCGCGCCCGCGGCGTGGTGCTGCCCGATGTTTACTACGGGCACATGCAAGGCATCGCCCGCGCCGACAGTTTCAGCATCGCCGGCGTCGCCCGCGTCGAGCAGCTGAGGCAGGTGCTGGACAGCCTGACCCAGGCGCAGGCCAAGGGCGAGACGTTCGACGCATGGAAAGCCCGCGTTCGGCGCGGCGAAGTCGACCTCGACCTGCCCGACCACCGCCTCGACAACATCTACCGGACCAACATTCAGGGCGCCTACGCCCGCGGCCGGTGCCGGCAGCACGACGTGATTGCAGCGCGCCGCCCCTGGCTGCTGTACAGCGCCGTGAACGACAGCCGGACCCGCCCGGCGCACGCCGCCATGAACGGCACCCTGCTGCACCGCGACGACCCGTGGTGGGCGACGCACCGCCCGCCGAACGGGTACCGCTGCCGCTGCACCGTGATTGCGGTCAGCAATGCCGAAGCGGAGCGGCGGGGAGCGCCCAAGGCGCCCAAGGTGGACGAATCCACCGGCGGCCCGCCGGACCCTGATGAAGGCTGGGATTACGACGTCTGCAGCGACCCGCGCGCCGGCGCAAAGCGAGCAACGCGGCGCGCGAAGGCCAACGCCAGCCCCAAGGTGGCAGAACGCCTCGACCGCATCGAGACCACCGCCGACTCAAACGACCCTGCCACATGGCGCGGGATTCCCGACACCCAAAAAGGCAGCAACCCGGGCGGCATCTACGAAGCCCCCGACGGGTCGAAGCACTACGTCAAGTTCTACGAAGACCCGAACCAGGCCCGCACCGAAGTGGCCTCCGCGCGCCTCAACGAGCGCATGGGCGTGCAGACCCTCAAGCCGCGGTTCGTCGAAGTGGACGGCAAGAGCGGCGTGGCGACCAACTGGGTCGATGGCCTGACCAAAGTCACGCCGGACGACCTCGCAACCTCGCACATTGATGACCTGGCCGCCGCGTTCAACGCCGCCGTCGTCACAAAGAATTGGGACGTGATAGGCCAGCAATTCGACAACCTCGTGCTCCACCCCAACGGCCGCCTGGTGCTCGTCGACACCGGCGGGTCGTTCAAGTACCGCGCGCAGGGTAAGGCCAAGCCGTTCGGCGTGGACATCGACGAAGCAAAGTCGCTGGCCGACCCCGCCCAGAACGCATCGGCCTCCCTGGCGTTCGTGGCCCTCAAGCGGGACGTGTTCGCCGTGGAGCTGTCAGCCAAAAAGAACCTCACCACCCTGACACGGTCCGAAATTGAGGATTTAATGACCCTGTCCGGCTTCGAGGCAAAGACCGCGAAATCCCTCGCCGCCACCGTGGACGGCCGGCGCCAGCTGCTGTTGGACCGATACAACCTCGGCCCCGAAGACCGCCTCACGCCAGGCGCCCGGAAGCATTACGACAAGATCGTCGAGAAGTTCGACCGCACAGCATTCGTCACGGTCAAAGACGACCGCGCAACGAGCGGCGTGGTCGCGCCAGGCATCAAGGACGTGATGGAGGGCCAGGTGATGATCGACTTCGAAAACTACCTGCGCCGCGAGTTCGACGCCAAAGCCGGGCCAGTCCTGCGGTCGGCCTTCGCGTCTTGGAGCAGCAGCTCAAGCCAAGGCGCGGGCGCCGTCATGAAGCTATGGGCGAACAAGAACTTCGACGCCGACATCACCTTCCACGACATCCCGAACCCGTCGCTGGACGTCATCACGGCCGAGGCCAAAGCGTTTGTTGGAGCTACCGGCATCGACCGCCTGATGGACTTGCTCGACCTGGAGCAGGCGTTCACGACGTACACCTTCCGCCGCCTGACCGGCTATGACCCGGTGGTCGTCCAGCGCGGCATGGCCGAAGCCGAATATCGGAACCAGCTGGCGGAAGGAACCTATCGCGCGAACGCAGTCAGCAGCGTGACAGCGTCGAAGGGCGCATGGAGGGCAGAACGCCGGGTTGAAATCACCGCCCCAGCCGAGCGGTTCGTCAAGTCTTGGTATCAGGGCGCACGATACCTGCGCTTTAAGGACACCGAGGCCGAATACGTCCTGATCGGCGGCAAGTACAGCGACGTGAAAACCGTAAGCCGCGGCAGAAGGTAATGCGCCCTCCGCCCCTGCGCGCCTAGCCGCCGATGGGTATACAATAGGTGTTCATTGGGACCAACGGAACAGATGGAGACGACATGAACAAGGAACAGCAAGGCGGCCCGCCAGCACCAGGCGCAGCAGACCGAAAGGCCTGGCAACGATACGCCCTAGAGGTTAACGGATACGAACTAGCCGGCGGCGCGGATGACATAGGCGGCAGCGACCCAGCCGAAGCGGTCTACGCTGCAGCCATGGATGAAATCAAGGCCACAGGCGCCCTTACCGGCGACCATGACCGCCTCCGCATCGCCCTGTTCGTCCACCAGCGCCACCTGCGGGTGTTGGAGCCGGACCGCGACGAAATGGCCGAGATTCAGCGCGTGGCAGACGTAATCCTGGCCGCCCTGCAGGAAGCCGCCTGATGTGGATTTACACCACCGACGCCCTCCTGAGCATCGTCGCCCACCGGGAGCAGCCGGAATGCCTGCTCGTTCGCGCCCGCTTCACCGGCGACCTTGAGCGCGCCTTCCCAGGCGCGGACGTAACCGAGACCCCAGATGCCGACTACCGCTTTCGGGCCACGATCCCGCGCGCAGACGTGGGCGCGTTCCTGCTAACGGCCGCGATGGATATTTGGTACGCGAATTTCAAGGGCACGCTCAGGGCGGACACGGAGGTCGAGGCCTTGCGCGCTGACGCATACCACGAAGCCCACCGCGCCGCCGTGGACGCCCAAGAGCAAGCCAAGAGGGCCGAGAACCCACCCCGCCGCAAGGCCGGGAGGTAAGGCAGCTCAGGCCGGCAGCGGCCCCCTTAAAACGCCAGCCCGCACTCCGGGCAGGAACGCTCCCGCCGCGCCTCGGCGCGGACGCGCAGCTCAAATCCGTTTTGAATTTCCCCGCATCTTTGCCGCCGGGGCTGGCACGATCCCGCCCCGTGAAGCCCCGCACCAACAAGCCAGCACCCCCACCGGCCGAAGCCTTCCGCTTCGCCGCCCTCGCCGTCGTTGACGATTCCGCGCCTGCAGACGGCGCCACCGCGGCCGGAACCTTCACCGGCGTGGCCTACAGCGGCGACGTGATCCGAAACCACTGGTTCTGGGGCAGCGTCATCTTCGACCTGGCCTCGACCACCGCCGCCGACCGCGTCCCGGTCCTGGTTCAGCACGACCCTGGCCAGCGCGCCGGCTTCGCCAGCCTGACGTTCGGCGACCAGATCACCGCCGAAGGCACGCTCATGGCGAACAGCCACGGCGAGGCCGTCGCATCGGAAAGCCGCGCCGGGTTCCCCTGGCAAATGAGCGTGCGGATCGAGCCGAGCAGCATCGAGGAAGTCGCGCCAGGCGCCACGATCACCGTCAACGGCCGCAGCGTCACCGGCCCGGCCAACGTGTTTCGCAACAGCACGATTCGCGAGGTCTCGTTTACGCCCGTCGGAGCCGACCCAGGCACCGAAGCCCAAGCGATGGCCCACCGTTTCACCGCCCCCCAACCGTCGGAGACTGACGACATGGACCTGAACGAAGCCCTGGCGCGTATCACCGCGCTCGAAGCCGAGAACCGCACCCTGGCCGAGACTGCCCAGCGCAGCGACGCCGAAGCCAAGGCAGCCAAGGACGCCCTGACCGCGTTCAGCGCCGCCCGCCGCAGCGAGGAAGTGAAGGGACTGTTCGCCGCCCTCGGTCGCGAGCACAGCCCGGAAGCCGCCGCGCCTTACCTGGCGATGGACGAAACCACCTTCGCGGCCATCGCCGCCGACCTGCGCAAGGCCGGCACCGCCAACCGGCCCGAAGACGCGGTCCTGTTCGCCGACCAGGCGACCGGCGACCCGGCCGCCGCCAACACCGAAGCGGCGCGCGAGAAAAACGCCGCCCTGATCGCCAGCTACATCTGACGCCCGCCGCGCCCGCCAAGTAACCGGAGCACCGAATCATGGACTTCACCAGCCAGACCGCCACCAAGCCCGACGCGCCGCTGTACAAGCTGCTGGCCGGCGAACCGTTCCACGTCTTCGACTACACCGTCGCCGCCAGCCAGTCGCTGGTCGTCGGCCAGGTCGTCGGCTTCAACACGGCGACCCAGCAGATCGTCGCCCGCGACGCCAGCCCGAAGGCCAGCGACCTCCGCAATGGCACCGGCTCGGCGACCACGTTCGACCTCGACATTGCAGGCGTCGACCCCGACACCGTCCAGGTGACCGTCGGCGGCGCCGTCAGCTACGACTGGACGATCAGCCCCGGCACCGGCACCGGCGGCGTCGACCAGATCGTGTTCGGCACCGCGCCGGCGACCGGCACGAACAACGTCGTCATCCGCTACTTCCCGAGCACCGCCAAGGCGATCGGCGTGATCGCCGAGGCCGCCACCACCGGCGTCGGCGTGACCGCCAAGAAGCCCGTCATCGTCGCCGGCCCGGTACAGCTCGCCTCGCTGGTCAACGCCCCCGCCAGCTGGAAGGTCGGCATGACCATCGGCCAGCTGATCCTGCGCTGACGCCCAGGCCCGCCGCACCCAACCCCCGCACGAGGTAGCACGCCATGATCCTCCCGTTTGACGCCATCACCATGCTTCGCGCCGTCGAGAAGGCCAGCGCGCCCGCCTCCACGCCGGTCCTGACTCGCCATTTCTCGGATGCCGGCGTGGTGCCGACCGAGCTTGTGCAGGTCGACGTCGTCACCGGCCCCGAGGGCTTGATGGTGGCGATCAGCCGAGACGCCGAAAGCAACACCGCCAAGCGCGAGTCGGTGGAAAGCAAGACCTTCCGCATCCCGCGTTTCAGCGACAAGTTCTCGATCAGCCCGTCCGACCTGGTCGGCTACCGCCAGCCCGGAACCCAGAACGCCGGCCCGGCGATGGCGCAGCTGATCGCCCGCCGCCTGCGGAACCTGACGAACAAGCTCAACAGCACCAAGGAAGTGATGGCGATCCGCGCCCTACAGGGCGAGGTCAGCGACGGCGCCGGCAACGTGATCGCGACCTACCCGGTCGGCAATGACGGCGCGATCAACTTCGCGACCACCAACCCGCGCGAGTATTTCGACGATGCCGCAGTCACGATCAGCCGCGCGCTTCGGTCGGATAACGTCAGCCTGATCTGCTATGTCGGCAAGGACGCATACCAAAAGCTGCTGCTGCACGCCGACGTGCAGGCGCTGCTGGCCGGACCCGCCGGCCCGGGCATGCTCGAAAACGGCGTGCTGCGGACCCTGCACGGCGTCACGATCCAGCGCGTCAACGGCGCCTACACCAACAACGCCGGAGCCGAGACGCCGTACCTGGCCGACAACGCCCTGATCACGACCGCCGTCGGCCCGTACTTCGAGCTGTACCACGGCCCGTGCTCCACCCCGAACGGCGTCGCCCTGCAGCAGATGTTCGTGGATACCTGGGAAACCCGCGACCCGCCGATCAGCTGGACCCGCTTGGAGTCGAACCCGCTGCCGATCGTTCAGCGCCCAGAGGCCGTCCGCAAGGCGACCGCAGCCTGACCGTGACCGCCCCGTGGCCTACGCAACCCAGGCGGACATAGACGGCGCGTTCGGCGTCGACGAACTCCGGCAGATCGCACCCGACGGCAGCGGTGGCGTGGATAACCTCCGCGTCACCGCCGCCGCCGACCGCGCCGCAGCCCTGGCCGACGGCTACCTGAGCACCCGCTACGTCACGCCCATCGCGGCGCCCGGAGCGGACCTGATCGGCGCCACGGCCGACATCGCCCGGTTCTACCTTTACGACGATCAGGCGACTGAGGAAGTCCGCAAGCGCCGAGACGACGCCGTGGCCTGGCTGCGCGACGTGTCGGCCGGTAAGGCAGGCCTGGCAGGCGCGACGCCCATCGCGGGCGCCACCGGCGAGCGCCCGGCCCCGGTCGTGATTGCCTCGCCGGAAGTATTCACCGACGCCCGCATGGCGACGATGGCGCCCTGGACCCACTGATGGCGACCACCACGATCAAGGTCGAAGACGCCCGCGTCAAGAACGCGCTGGCGTCGCTGGTCGCCGCGATTACGGCCCCGGGCAAGGCGCTGGACGAAATCGGCGCCGTCGTGACCGAGAACGTGCGCCTCGGGTTCGATGAAAGCGAAGACCCCTACGGCCGCCCCTGGAAAGCGGTCCTGCGCGACGGCGGGCAGCCCCTGCGCGACACCGGCAACCTGGCGAACAGCTTTTCCTATCAGGTCCGCGGCAACGCCGTAGCCGTCGGCAGCGGCCTGACCGTTTCCCATAACGGCCGGAGCCACAACCTGGCCGACATCCACCAGTTCGGCCGCACCATCGTTCCCGTCAATGCCAAGGCGCTGCGGTTCCAGGTCAACGGCCAGTTCGTGACCGCGCAGCAGGTCACCATCCCGCCGCGCAAGATGTTGCCGGAGGGCGGCTGGCCCGACGAATGGGCCGAAGACGTGGCCGCGATCGTCGACAATTACCTCAGCGAGGCCATCGGCCCGTGAGCAGCTACATCGACCTGGAGGGGCTGATCGTTGCCCGCCTTGAGGCGCGCGTGACCATCCTCCCGGCCGGCCGCGTCCTGACCCTGCCAGACATGACAGCCATCGACGAACGCGCCCAGGTGACCCCGGCCCTGCACCTCGTATTCGCGGGCGAGCACGCATCTGAGCCGCCACGCGGCGCGATCCAGCAGATCGCAACGCAGCAGTGGATCGTGATTGTTGCCGTCCGCAGCGCCGAAGACATCCTCACCGGAGCCGGAGCGCGGGCCGCCGCCGGGCCGCTGGTGGAGGCCGTGAACCAGGCGCTGATCGGCTGGGTGCCCGGCCCAGAATACGAACCGATGTTCCGCACCGGCGGCCTGCGCACCACCTACCGCAAAGGGTTTCTGTATTACCCCCAGGCGTTCGCCTGCACTTTTCCCATCAACGGAGTCCGATGACATGGCAAAGACCGCCCCCGACGCAACCGAAACCGTACGCCTGCTGCGCGAACACGAACACCGCGGCATCGTTTGCCCGGCCGGGTCGAGCATCGAGATTCGCGCCAGTCAGCGCCCGCTGCTGGAGCGCACCGGCTACATCGACCCGCTGACGCCCTACCCGCGCACGCCCGCAGAGCTTGAAGCCCGGCCCGCCGAGTAAGCGCGCAGCCCCGAACCCGACCCCGCAACCGAGGATCACGACATGCCCATGACCGCAAACGGCAAGGACTACTACTTCAAGCTGCGCTCGCTCCTGTACCTGCGCGAGGTCGGCGTAGTCGGCCACTTCCGCCCGCTCGGCCTCGTGGACGAAGCGACCCTCACCCTGAACGAGACCGTCGACCGCCTGCGCGACGTGCGCCGCAGCGCGGGCGGCACCGCCAGCGTGGACCGAGACATCGAGTCCGGGGGAGTCACGCTCAAGCTCCGCGAGGGCACCGCCGATAACCTGGCGCTGGGCTGGTTCGCAAACCAGACCGCCGTGGTCTCCGGCTCCGTCACGGGCCAGCCCCACACCGCCAAGAAGGGACAGTTCATTTACGTCGGCCACACCGACATCAGCGCCGTGGTCGTCAGCGGCACTGGCGGCACGCCGACCTATGTGCTCGGCACCGACTACACCGTCAACGAAAGCGGCGTGTTCATCGTTCCCGGCGGCAGCATTGCCGACGATGCCGCGATAGAGATTGACTTCGCTTACGGCGCACAGGACTTGCTCGACGGCCTCGCCAACTCCGGCAAAACATGGGAACTGCTCACGACCTCCGAGAACAAGGTTCAGGGCGGCGCCCCGTCCGTGCTCCAGATTTTCCGCGTGCGGTTCGGCCCGACGCAGGGCTTCTCGCTGCAGGGCGGCACTGAGCACGGCGCGCTTGACTTGACCGGGGAAATCCTGCGCGACAGCACCAACGGCTGGTTCAAGTACCGCGGCCGGGCCGTAGCGTAAAGGGGGGAGACCACCATGCGCCTGACGCGAGACTTAGAAATCGGCGACGCGACCGTTCAGGTGCGGGAGCTGACCGTGGCCGAAATCGACGCATGGTGGGCCGACGCGCAGCGGGAGATTGCCGCCGCGCCGGAGCCGGACGCCGGCAAGATCGACGTGATCGCCGGCCGCCTGTGCGGCGAATTCACCCTGGCGGACCTGCGCCGCGTGAGCACGATCACGCCAGAACAGTTCCGCGGCGCGACCCAAAGTGAACTGGCCGCCCTCATGGCCGCGGCCAGGGAGCTGAACCCCCTTTTTTTTCAGTTCCGGGACGAGATAGGGACGCTGGTCGGCCTCGCGTTGATGCAATCGGCGACAGGCGGACGGCCCTCGCCCGAACCTGCAGTTCACTGATCCGCGCCGGCCACGCGAACGTATGGACCTACCCGTGGCGCCTGGTTGAGGCCGCCATCGACGAACTGACCGAGGCCAACCGCAGGGCATCCCGTGGCTGACCGGGGAAAACTCATGCCGCAAGACGCAGCCGAGCTGTGCGAAGACTTGAACGCCGAGCTGGGCACGGCCCTGCTGCGCGCCGTGTGCGAGAAAGCAAAGGCCGCGCTGGGCGACCGCTATGCAGCCCACATGGCCGAACTCGGCGTCGGGCTGGTCGCAGCCGCCGAACGGGACGGCAAGCCCCTGCTGCAGGTAGCGGTCGAAAGCGACCGGCCAGAAATGACAAACACCGAGCGCCTGTTCATCTTGGCGGCAGCCGTAGAGGCAGTCATGGCGCCCCAGGCGGCATCCAGTGGCTGAGAAAACCCTAGAGCTACTGATCCGCCTCGCTGGGGAAAACGCCAGCTTAAAGGCCGCCCTCACCGGGTCACAGCGCGACATCCAGAACCTCGGCAAGAGCGGCGCCGATGCCGGCAAGGCCATCGACAGCGGCCTGAGCGGCGCCACGGCCAGCATGAAGCGGCTGGCGGTCCAGGTAACGGCCGGCTACCTGTCGTTCCAAGGCCTGCGCTCGGTCCTGACCGACTTCGTCAACACGGCCGTTGAGTTCGAGCGCGCCCGCGTTCAGCTCAACAGCCTGTTCGGCGACGCGG